TTATATTTTAAAATAGATAACGATTTTGATATTCTTATGGGAAATAAGATGGGTCAATTTTCTTCCTCTCTTTACAATTTAGATATAGTTAAAAGAACTTATTCTAAGACAACTTGGAATGGAAATTCTTATGACGAAAGCAGATTGTTAAACACTTATTTGCCAACAGATCAAACTAAAAACAGAATTGGTAAAAGCCTTTTTGATAATCCTGACGCAGTAGCCAAATATATGATCACTAGCGATGCGGATTCAACTACTAATCCTATTCTGCCTCAAAATTGGCTGCTTCAAAATTATGTAAAGAGCGCTCAGTTGAGAGGGTTGAAATTCACAATAGTAATTCCAAGTGATTTTCAAATAAGAGCAGGAAGAATTGTTACTCTGAATATGCCAGCTGGTGTACCTCAAGATGCAAATTCTTCCGAAAGAAGAGATCTATATAGAACAGGATCATATCTGGTAACTGCAGTTCGCCATGGTATTACTGATCAAATTTCTTCTACTACTTTAGAATTGTTATCGGATTCTTTCAATCAACCGTTACCAAATCCTGTTGACAATTCAGCACCTCTACAACAATTGAAGGGATTATAATGTCTGAACAAGAAAAATATTTTGCTGGGCTAGACCCATTTATATGGTGGATTGGTGTTGTAGAAAGCCGTCAAGATCCTCTTGCGCTTGGTCGTTGCCAAGTTAGATTTTTTGGATACAGTAACGATTCTTTGACTGATATTCCAACATCAATGTTACCATGGGCACACCCAGCGCATTCTTTAAACGATGGAACTTTTGCGACACCAAAAGAAAGCGATGTTGTCTTTGGCTTTTTTGCTGATTCTTACAGCAGACAGCAACCAATTATGTTGGGAGTTATTCCTGGATATTATACTAATCCGAATAACAAAGGCGCTGGATATAATGATGTTAGAGATGATAAAACAGTATCCTCAGCACCAAGACCAGTAAAGTCTAGACAATATAATACTGATGGAACTGGAATTAAAATATCAGAAAATACAAACACATCAACATTAAGATATCCAAGGGATTATCAAGTAAAGAATGCTTCTATTACTTCTTTGGCAACAAACCAAGCTGGTAAGATTCCAAATAATTCTGAGACTGTTAATGTTATGATTGACAGAGCAAAGAACTTAGATACAAATGTTCCGACTGCCGCTGGAATTTCTTGGAATGAACCTGCTTCTCCATATCAGCCGAAATATCCATACAATCAAGTTAAAGAAACAGAGTCTGGACATGTATTTGAAATGGATGACACCTTTGGACATGAGCGTGTCTCTTTAATGCATAGAACTGGAACTTTTATGGAAATGTATCCAGATGGTTCTAAGGTTCAAAAAGTAACCAACGCCAACTACGAAATTGTAATGGGTAGTGATTTTGTTCATATTATGGGATTATCCAATAAGACTGTAAACGGCGACCTGAACGTTTTAATTGGCGGTCAATGTAACGTACAAATTTCTGGAACCACAACTATAACTGTGGCGAATGGCGATATTAATATGACTGCACCTCAAGGTAATGTAACCATAGCTGCAGGACAAACTCTAAGTCTACATGGTAATCAAATAGACATATCAGCTGCAACAAGTATTAATAAGTCGGCTGGTTCCACAGTCGGCGTTAATGCTCCAGGTGGAATGCATATGATAAATGGAGACATTACAACAGGAAATAATTTAAGTAGCGATAATGGCTTTAGCGGTACACTTACTTCCGTCACAGGAGCGCAATATCATTTCGTTAATGGAATTTGCGTCAATAAGAGCACATAAGGAATTTATAAATGAGCGAGAATAACGGTTTACTTCCAGTAAACATTAAACATTTAAACGACATAGCCACTGGCTTAGATAATATGGCAACCTCGAGTTGTGATACAATTCAAGCTGCCATCAATCGTCAGTTAAAAGGTGTGGAAGATCTTATTGCTGATATGGTTAGAGAGATTAAATCTTTATCTCAATGGGCAGATTTAATAGATTTTAACCCATTCTCATTTATTAAAAAGTTCATTAAAAAAGTTATCGGTCCACAGTTAGACGCAGCTATCAAATATGCTGTCCAATTAGCTTTACTTTTAGCGGCAGTTATAAAAATTGCTCAAGCTGTTCAAAGATTGGCTGTAAAAATAATCGGCTGTACAGTTTCAGCTTTTAGCCGTTTGACAGCTGTTGTTGGTAAACTTACTTCGGCGCTAAAAGCTGCACTGGCAAATGTTCTTAATATAAGAAATAAATTTAAGGCTGCAGTTGCTGCAGAAGTGAACGGTATCATAACTTTTGTAAACCAAGCTAAGGCGAATGCAATTGCAGAAGTCAACGCTGTCCAGACCCCAAATTTTGGAGACGGAAAGGGATCTACAGTCAACTTTAAACCTGCTATTGTTCCTTCTTCTTCTGGCACTCAAGCGGTTGGACCAAGTTAAATAAATAATAAAAATGGCAAAATCAAATACAATAACTACAACATATAGTGATTTTAATGTTAATTTTAACGTTAATCCGATCACTGGGGATCTATTAAAAGTTACTGGAACGAATAGTGTCGTCCAGTCGCTTATGAATTTGGTGCAGATTAATTATTTTGAAAAGCCATTCCACCCTGAAATTGGTTCAAATATTAGAGGATTGCTTTTTGAACAAATGGATCCTTTGACATCAAACGCTTTATCTAAAGAAATAAAAGTTCTTGTTGAAAATTTTGAGCCTAGAGTTAGTATTAATAATGTGATCGTGCAAGCTGATTATGATACTAACGGATATAATATTGAAATCGATTTTGAGATTTTATCAGTGAATAATACATTTACAATATCAACATTTCTGCAAAGGCTGAGTTAATGGCTAACAATACTTCACAAATTCAATTAACCTCTTTAGATTTTGACACTATAAAGCAAAATCTGGTTACATATTTACAGAGTCAATCTCAATTTGCAGATTATAATTTCCAAGGTTCGGCTTTTAATGTTCTTTTAGACATTCTTTCATACAATACATTCTATAATGCATTTTATATGAATATGATTGCCAATGAGATGTTTTTAGATACAGCCGTCTTAAGATCCTCAGTTGTTTCTCAAGCTAAAGCTTTAGGATATACTTCTAGATCTTCTATTGCTGCACAAGCAATTTTAAATGTCACTGTCACAAAAGCTCCTGGTGATACAACAACCTCTTTATACATTCCAAGATTCACACCGTTTGTTGCTGCAAGTTTAGGTGGAGCAACATACACTTTCTACACAGTAGATGATACTGAAAATGTTGCGAACACTGGATCAAATTTCATATTTAACAGCACTGTTGTTAAAGAAGGTGTTCCAGTAATCAAATCTTTCAATTATAGTGTAGCAGAAAACCCATCTCAATATTTTGATTTGGTTGATCAGAATATTGATATTTCAACTCTACAGGTTATCGTACAAGCATCAACAACTAATCCTTCATATAATGTGTTCACTTTGGCTGAAGACGCGACAACTGTTACTGCGAACAGCAATGTGTATTTTGTTGAGGAAGGTTCAAATTTAAATTACTTAATTTATTTTGGAGATGGAGTAATAAGTTCAAGTCTAGTTGACGGAAATATCGTAACCGTTTCTTACTTGGTGACGAACGCTGATAACGCAAACGATTTACAATCATTCTCAATGCAGGCAACTCTATTAGATGGTTCGACATCATCAGTTGTCACTGCGACGCCTTCTTTTGGTGGAGAACCGATAGAAAGTGTTGCAAATATAAAATTCAATGCTCCTAAATCTTTTATTGCTCAAAACAGAATTGTCACTAAGAATGACTATATTACGATTATCAATAAAAATTACCCTTATTTTGATTCAGTTACCGTTTGGGGTGGTGAGGAAGAAGTTCCACCAGTTTATGGTCAAGTGTTTATTTCAGCTAAACCAAAAAATGGATATGTCACAACTACATCTCAAGTAGACTATCTAATCAATGATATTATCAGACCATTTAGTGTTTTAACAGTTACTCCAAATTTTGTAAATCCAGATTACGACTTTTTAAACTTTAATCTGACTGTAAATTATGATCCTTCTCAAACAACACAGTCACAACAAAATCTTATTTCTTCAATCGTCAATACTGTTTACAATTTCGCAAATACAAATTTAAACACATTTAATTCATCATTCCAGTATTCAAAATTCCTAGCTGCAATTGACGGAACAAACCAAGCAATCCAGTCATCAACAGGAACAATTTATATTGAGAAACGATTCTCTCCAAGTATATTAGAATCTGAAACATATACTATTAAATTTGGAACTTCTCTACATCATGGAATTTCTAACGACAGATTATACTCAACAGGCTTTATTCAATTAGATTCAAGCGGTAACGAACAAGAATGTTACATTGAAGAAACTCCATTTGATTTCGGAAGTATTGAAAGTGTAACAATTAACTCCCCAGGTTATGCATACACAACAGCACCAACTATCACGATTGAAGGTGATGGTCTAGGTGCAAACGCATATCCTATTATTGTTAATGGTCAAATTAATTCTGTCGTAGTTGATGTTGCAGGTAACAACTATACGACAGCAGCAATCACATTATCTGGCGGTGGCGGCACAGGCGCATCATTAACTCCTAACTTAACTGGAGGAACTGGTGTGCTAAGAACATACTACTTTGACACCAATAATGTTAAACATATTTTAAACCCAACAGCAGGAACAATTGATTACATTAATGGTATAGTTACGTTGAATAATTTTTATCCATTAAGTGTTATTGGAACTGATGGGGTTCTTTCTATATTTGCGCAACCAGATAATTATAGTTTCTCATCTAAAAATCAAATTATTTTAACATTAGATCAAACAAGCTTAACTGCAGTGTCAGTAATCTTAAACGCAGTATCATCATAATATGGCAAATACAACATTAACAACATCAGGATTATTGGAATCTCAATTTCCAGAATTCATTGTAGCCAATAATCCAAATTTTGTTGCTTTCGTCAAGGCATATTACCAGTGGTTAGAAAATTCAAATACTGGTGCTGTTCTTTATCAAACTAATAATTTATTGAGCTATAAAGACGTAGACGAAACCACAGATCAATTTATTCAATATTTCATTAACGACTTTCTTCCATATTTTCCTCAAGACATTGCTGCTGATGAACGTAAACTTATTAAAGCTGCTAGAGAATTTTATGTAACCAAAGGTAGCGAGAATTCTTTAAAGTTTCTTTTTAGAGTTCTTTATAATGAAGATGCAGAAGTTTTCTATCCAAAGAATAACATATTAAAAGCCTCAGATGGTAAGTGGCAGATTCCACAATCAGTTAAATGTATCTTAGGAACTGGTGGATATCCAAGTGTTAATGTTGGTCCAAATTTCGACCCAAACAATCTTGTTCAAAGACAGGGTATTGGCTCTGTTTCTAACTCAACTTGTACTATTGAGTCTGCATATTTGACTGTTGATCCAGAATTCGGATTTGAAGTTGTTGAGATTTATCTATCAAATATTAGCGCACCGTTTGTCGCTGAAGAAAACCTGATTGTAAATGGCACATACGCTAACACTGAACAATTCTCATTCCAACAAAAGATTATTGGTTCTCTTTCAAATATCGTAATTAATCCAAATTATCAAGGTCTTAACTATAATGGACCAACTTATAATTTTGATGGAACTATTAACTATCCTGGAGATCCAGTTGTTATCTTTGGTGGTTTAGCAAACACTCCGCAAGCAACTAAAGCTGTTGCCTATGTCAACAATGTCAGCGTTGGATCAATCTATTCTGTCGGTACGGAAAGTGGTGGTTGGGGATATAGAACATTCCCTAACACTGTCGTTACTGTTGTTTCAGATACAGGTATTGGAGCAAATGTTGTTGTTCAATCAGTAGATTATATTAACGTTGCCGCAAACTCAATTATTGTTAATACAGATGCAATTGAATTTATTGCTAATTCAACAATTGAGTTCTACGCTAACACATATACAATCAATGGAATCTCAACTTCTGGCACAACAACTCAAACTGTAAATTTAAATACAGCAACTTTCCAAGCAAATACGACCATTGATAATTTCTATAGAAACTACTATCTTCAAGTTGTTTCTGGAACAGGACACTCAGCTTCTCCAAATATTGCAATTATTGAACAATATTTCTCATCAAATCAACTTGCTGTGTTGGGCGCACCATATTTGGGTGCAACTTTAGACTCTACAAGTAATGTTGTTCTATATGCAGATCAATATTATGGATTTGCTAATAACCAAATCTTCATTAATGGATGCACTGGTGCAGGTAACAGCTTAAGCACTGTAAATCTTCATAGCACAACATTCACACCAAGCGCAGTTAATGGTTACTATAACAACTCCTTAATTGAATTTGTGGCTGGAGCTGGAGCAGGTTCTGCAGGATTAATTACTGCATACAACGGTTCAACAGGTGTTGCTACATTTATACCACTTCCACAAACACCACCATTAAGTGTGGCTCCAAACGCAACTACAAATGCTGTTGTGTTTTACGAAAACGCTAATGTGTCCTTAAGTAAGTCGTTCACATCAACCAATCTCCAAGTTGGTAAGATCACATCGATGAATGTGATCAATGGTGGATTTGGCTTTAAATCTAAACCAACTATCTCATTAGATTCTCAATTTGAATCTGATTTCTCTGTTGTTTATGCTGGATATAACGATCCAACAAATATTTCAGAACACGCTAACACAGTACAATCTATCAGAGACATTGGCCAAATCGCAAATGTTCAAATTATTTCAGCAGGAATAGGATACGATACAACTAAAGATGTTATTGTAATCAATAACTCCCTTGGCCATGGTGCAACATTCAGCTTCACTACTCATGCTAATGGATCTATCGCAACAGTATCTGTAACAAATCCTGGCGAAGGATACACTTATCCAATCTCAACAACAACTCCAATTTATTTGGCTAACAGTGCAAATACTCAAAACGCTGCAAGTGGAACTGGTGCACAATTAGTTGCTTATGGTTTTGATGAAGGCGCGAACTTTGACGTTTCCGTAACCAACATCGGTCAAATTTATGACTTTAGAATCGTAAGTCGTGGATTCGATTATCAAACAACACCAAATGTTTCATTGGCGATTATTGACTTACCAGTTCAACAAAATAATTCTAATGTAATATTTAGATATTCAACTTTACATGAAGACGATTTCGTGTATCAGGGCGCTAATGCAAAGACTGCAACATTTACAGCATTTTTTGATAAATTTGGTTCTCAATATGCAGGATTATTGGCTAACTCCTCAATAAGACTCTACAACTATACTGGAACATTATTACCTAACGCGAATCTTGTATTCTCTAATGCTGCAATTAATGTTGCACCTGTTGTAAACAGCGGTTCTGTAGTTGCTAAGGTTTATGGTAATGGTAAAGCAAGAGCAAACGCAATCTTCTTAAACGGATTGATTCAATATCCAGGCTATTATTTAAATACCGATGGTCAATTGAGCGCAGACCAATATCTACAAGCCAATACAGAATACCATAACTTCTCTTATATTATTCAGGTTAAGGAAGCATTAACAGAATATAAAAATACACTGTTGAATATTCTACACCCAACTGGAACTCAAGTATTGTCTTATATGACAATTTCAGACAATGAATTTAACCAAATCGATTTAACTGCAAACTTATCAACATTTAATATTCTAAACGGAACAGTTACATCTAACTCATATTGGTCTAACGCAGTTCTAGTTGGAACAAGCACACACTTTGCTGCGAATGCTAAAGTTGGCGACTTTGTTGTTATCGGTTCAGGATTAGGAAACAGAGAACAAGTCAAGATTATTACAAATATTACTGACAATACTCATTTGACTATGGAAAGTAATACAATGTTCTTGGGTCCAGGATATCTAGAGACAATTAATTACAGTGCATCAAACTATACAATTTCACAGTTCAACACAACTGGAAATGCAAACACTGTAAACTTGAACACTGCCAACTTCATCGCCAACACAACAGTCGACAATTATTACAATAATGGCGTAATTCAAGTTACACATGGAAGCGGATATATCTGCAACACCATCAATTTAACTATTGGTGCAGGCAATACTGCAAACCACGTAAACCTAAACACAGCAACTTTTGCAGCCAACACCACAACTGGATACTACAACGGCTATTTCTTAAAGGTTGTGGGTGGAACAGGCGCATCAGCTTCTCCAAACACTGCAAACATTACAGCATATTATGGCGCAAACCAAATCGCTGTTCTAGATAGAAACCTAGGAGCAACTTTAGACGGAACAAGTAATGTTGTGATCTATTCTCCAAATACTGCAACAATCGTTGCTTACTATTCAGCAAATCAAATCGCCATACTAAATACTCAATTGAAAGCTCCAATAGATTCAACAAGTAATGTGACATTGACTATACCATCTGTTTCAAATACATTTGTGGTCATGCCGCAAACAACAAATGTTTATGGTCAGATCTTAATTGGTGATGGAATCGCATTTGATCTTGGCGTCGCTAACACTAGATTTAATGCTAACGTAGTTTATGTAAGCACTAGTGGTAATGCTTTAACTGTAGATACACCAGCGAACTTGCTGACAACTAATGTTGCCAACCAGTCGTATTATATCTATCCGCAGTTTAATGGAACTTCATATACATTTATTAATAATCAATAATCAAGGTTAAACATGAGCAGCCTACTTACTGTAAAACAAAAAGTTCTTTTAGCGACAGCTTTAGAAAATTCTTGGATTGTAACTAGCAACACTTATCTTGGTATTGGAGCAGTAGTTCCTTGGGCTAATGGTTCTATTCCAAGTGCAAACAATAGCACCGATTCCGACAACTTTGTTTTTGACAATTTAGTTGCTCTTAAAAAATTAACTGCTTCTGACTTCAGTTTTGTGATTCCTAGAGTTGATTGGGCTGCAAATAGTTACTATGTCGCTTACGATAATCAACTTGACATGTTCACGTATGACGACTATGATGCTGGCAATGGTACAATTACAATTACTTCGTCAAATAATACTATTGTTGGGAACAATACAACTTTCTTCTTAGATTTTGGTGTTGGTCAATATATCGCATATGCTAACTCTGCAACTCAAAGTTACGAAACAAAAGAAATTGTTGCGATCACTTCCAACACACAAATGATAGTGAACTCTGGACCAACATTCTCAGCAACAGCAATACAGGCATTTAATTATTCATCATCTTTCCCATATTTCTATAATCAATTTTACGTTAGAAATTCATACGACCAAGTTTTTAAATGTCTAGACAGTAACGCTGGAAAAGAAATAACAAATCCAAATAATACTGGACTGCCATCAACAGTAATGCCAATGATTAGTCTTGGTGGCGATCTTCCAACTAATCCGTATATTCAAACCTCAGATGGCTACAAATGGAAATATATGTACACCATTCCTGGAGGATTAAAACAAAAGTTCTTCACCACACAATGGATGCCAGTCGTCACTGATGCTTCTGTTTTAGACTCAGCGGTACATGGTCGTATTGATATTTTAAGAATTGTAAATGGTGGAACAGGATACAACTCTAACGTTGCAACCAGCAACGCTGCAATTATTACAGTAACTGGTGATGGAACTGGTGCTAATATTGTGGCTCAAGTTGATTCAACTGGTGCAATCGTTGGCTATCAAATTCTAAATGGTGGCCAGGGTTACACTTATGCAAATGTAACTGTAAATCAATCTACTCCAACTGGAAATACAGCCGTTCTTAGAGCGATTATTTCCCCAGAAGGTGGACATGGGTCCAACACCTCCTTGGAGCTTGGTGCAACCAATATTATGTTGTGTCCCGAGTTAATCTTCGACGAAGGTGGATTAATCCCAGTAGGCTCTGGATTGTCTCCAAACCCATTTCAATACTATCAAATTTCAATTATTCAAAATCCAGAAACCAGCGCAAATACATCTAACGCTGCTTCGGGTTCAATTTACAATGTAACAATTGGAATTTACACTGGTCCAGTTAAAGCTGGCTCTTTATTTCAAATGGGCGACACAGCTTATCAAGGTCTTGTTGGCAACCCAACATTTACTGGAACAATCGTAAACTGGGATAACGTAAATAATATTCTCTACCTAAATAATATCAGAGGAACATTTACTCCTTATTCTCAAATTCAGGGTAAGTTGGGTGGATCTGCAACGGCATTTAACGAAGTTCCTCCAGGTATTCAAAGTTATACTGGAGAAATTCTTTATGTGCAAAATAGATCTGCAGTTTCACGTTCAATTGATCAGACAGAGCAGATTAAGATAGTAATCGAATTATAAGGTAACAAGAAATGCTAGATTTTGACTTATCGCCATATTATGATGACTTTAATGCGACAAATGGTGCAAACCAAAATGGTTACATGCAAATTCTGTTTAAGCCAGGATATGCTGTCCAAGCTCGCGAATTAACACAAATCCAGTCAATTCTACAAAACCAAATTGGTGAATTTGCTAATAATATTTTTGTAAACGGTTCTATCGTTTCTGGTTCTGAATTAACATACGACAACAGCGTTACTTCTTTACAATTACAACCATATCAAGGTAATATTCCAATTACACTTGAAGACTTCAACGATAAATTGATTGTTAATTATAACTCTGGTCCACAAATCATCAGAGCAAAAGTTATTGCCGTCGATACAAGTCTTGCAAGCAACACTTCCGCTGGTGCACTTGCCGTTAAATATTTAACAGGTATTGAATTTGCCGATGGCGATGAAATTCAAACTGTTGTTACTGGTGCTGAAAGTTCAGATATTGGTACACTTTTAACTGCCAATTCATCTAGTGCAGCTTCTATTGTAAGCATTAATGGTGGCGTTTTCTTTGTTGATGGATATTTCGTAACGCTAGATCCACAAACAATTATTTTAGATTCTTTAAGCAATCTTCCAACTTGCATGGTTGGTTTGAATATTGAAGAAAATGTTGTTAATTATACATCAGACTCAGCGCTACTTGATCCTGCTCAAGGCTCATTTAACTATCAAGCTCCAGGTGCTGATCGTTATCAAATTAAATTAGTTCTAGCTCAAAGATCATTAGATTCTCCAGATACTTCTAAGTTCATCAGATTGATGACTATTGAAAATGGTGTTGTAACAAGTCAGCTTGGAAATCAATACATCAACAATCCAGTTCTTGCTCAAAGAACATATGATCAATCAGGCAACTTTACTGTAAAACCATTTATTGTTACAGCTGCTGATAATACCGCTGATTCTAATAATGCAACTTTCCTATTAGACATTGCTCCAGGCAGAGCATACGTTAAAGGATACGAGTTTGATACAACTGGTAAAATTTCTATTGTTGTTGATAAAGCTAGATCTACAAATACATCTAACAGTTATTTCTTAACTTTAGATTATGGTAACTATGTGACAACAACAAATGTCCACTCAGGTAATGCTGGATTCTTTAATTTGACACAATTCCCGAATGTTGATCTTCACATGATCACATCAGCTCAAATTAACACAGCAAACCAATGGGCATATTCTAATACAAAAATTGGTACAGCAAGAATCAGAGATATTGAATATGCTGGATCAAATTCTTTTTATGCATATTTGACAGATATCAAAACAAATCCGATTACTGCTAATGCTGGAAACGTTTCTTCTAATACACGTTATTTGAGTCTTCCTGCATACTTCTCAACTGTTGCTAATGCTTATATTGGCACAACAATTAGCATTGTTGCAGGTAACTCATCAGGTGACGTTAGAAACGTAGTCACCCATGATACTTCAAATGGCGCTCTTTATGTTGACGTTCCATTCAGTCAACTACCAAGCCCAAATACTCAATTTGTGTTAAATTACGGAACACAAAGTATTCAAACAATGGTGCAGACTCCAGCAACATATACTGCTGCTAATGTCTATGCAACTCAAAATGCAATCAATGGTGGCGTTTATCCTGTGTTGGATATTTCACCATTGGGTCAAACTTCTGTAACTCCAGGATCAACTATTCCAGGAAACACAATCGTCTATCAAAGCACTGGTTACAACACATTGTTGTTCCCATTACCAAACAGCTATGTTTCTCAAAATTCAATTAGCAAAGTTTCTTTCTATTCAAGAAAGACTTTACTTTCTCAAACATTCGCTTCTGGTAATTTAACAATTTCATCAGGTTCTGGTTTAAACACTGGTACTGAAGTTCTAACCTTTGGTGTCACAAACGGTTGGGTCAGCGACATTCTTGCAAACGAAGATGTGTTCGTTGTCGTTAAGAGCAACACAGGAAGCACATTAGCGAACGGTACTGTTATCGTCTTTAATAAGAACGGCGGTGCATGTACTTCAGGAAATGGTATTTACCAAACCTCACCAACAAGCATGACAATTAATGTCGCAAGCGGCGGCACATTTACTGGTGATATTATTTTCACAGTCCAAGAAGGTAATCCAACTGGTGCTGAAACTTATGCTCGTAGAACAAAGACATTAGTTCCAGCAAACGCATTCGTTCAGTTACAAACTTATGACATTCCATCAACTGCAACAGCTGTTCTTGGTGTCACTGGCGTCAGCGTAAATACTTCAACTGGATACATCTGGTTCAACGGCAGCTCACCAATTACAAGTTTAACTGCTGGTGTTCCACAAAGTCTATATGTTCCAGACATTGTAAATATTGTTAAAGTTTATGATTCTGGAAACTTATCATATGCTCCAAATACAGTAAATGCAATTGATTTGACATCAAGCTTTACATTCTCTACTGGACAAACAGATAACTATTATGACCACGGTTCAATAACATTGAAGCCTGGATATCCAGCACCACAAGGTCAAGTTCTTGTTGTAACTCAATTCTTTAATCACGATACAACAGCTGGATTCTTCAACGCCGATTCATACTCATCATCAATATATGCATCTGGCGCAATTCCAGTATACAACTCCGCTAAATTAGGACAAATTAATTTAAGAGATACTATCGACTTTAGACCAACAAGAACTATTGGTACATTGTCAAATGTAGCAACATTTACGCTTTCTCCGTTTATTACTCCTGATCCTGAATATCCAATGGAGTTAAACTATTCTTATTATCTTCCAAGAATAGACAAGTTGGCGCTATCATCAACACAAACATTTAAGTTGATTTCTGGAACACCATCATTGACTCCAGTTGCTCCACCTGATTCTGAAAATTCAATGACATTGTATAATATTAATGTACCAGCGTACACATATTACAGTTCTAATGTCGGATTGACATATGTCAACAACCAAAGATATACAATGGCTGACATTGGCAATTTAGATAGAAGAATAACTGCTATTGAACAATATGTTGTTCTGAGCCAATTACAACAAAGCGTTCTTCAACAATCTGTTGCATATCAAAATGGAAGCGCTGTCAAGAATGTTTATGGTGCTGTAACTGACTCATTTAATGATAACAGTATTCTTGATGTAAACAATCCAGATATTTCTGTATCATTTGTTTCAGGTAATTGTATTCCACTAATTACACAAACTCCAATTAAATTTGATTTTACTGGAAAAACTAATACTGGTGCATTCTTCCAAAACACTAATGATAAAACAACATCGTTAATTTTTACAGAATCTCCAATTATCACTCAAAATACTGCAACAACTTCTATAGAAGTTCAACCATATGCATTTGGTGAGTTCTTAGGACATATTGCATTGTCTCCGCAAATAGATTATTTCTATAGCCAGACATTAATTCCTGCAAATTATGATCAACCAAATAACCCACCACCAGTCACCAGCAACACTAAACCTATTGTTGGAACTGGAGTAATTCCTGGAAATCCTACAAGCAGAACAATTACCACAACATCAGTTGGCGGACAATTGAGAGAAGTTCAACTTGGATCAGTCTCTTCAGTTTATTTTAACGCTTCTATTGGCGGAGTAGCTACAGTTCAAACTTCTCCTCCAGGAACTTCTTCGGAAGATACAGATCCATCTACAGCAAAAGCTGACCCAAACACTAGATTAGCTTAACAACTTTAACGGAAAAGTAGAATGTCAATATTATTAAGCAGTACATTAAATGGATTCAGAGAAGGATCACCATCAGGTGGTCAAAATACTGTGCCAACAATTACACCAAGTCAAGTTGTGTTGACTAATACACCAATACCTTATATGAGAACCAATCAAGTTGAGTTTTTTGCTCAAAACTTGAGACCATATAAAGGTGCATACTTTTTCTTTGACAGCACTAACGTTAATCGTTTTGTTCAAAATGCTTCTACTTTAATTGTTGACACTGGAAACAATGCCACAGTCAATGATGTTGACGATATGATTTATTGTCCATCAACATATGGGTTCGCTACTGTTCTTGGAACATCTCCACCAAATCTATCAATTGCAAACAATGGTGGTCAAATCTTCTTAAATGAAAATTATGTTTCTATCTCATTAGGTGCTCTTTCTGGTAACACCATAACATCATCAACATTTAATTCTGGCGATGTGATTTACCAATATCCAACTGCTCAAACTGCATCGATAACCAGCTTGCGCACTAATGGAGTGTTGATCAATTCAAATACTTTTACTGGAATGGTAGAATATTTTGATTATGCAAATAATGTTCTTGTCCTATCACCAATTTATGGAACATTGAACGCTAACTCTTCAGGATTCTCAACAAATAGTAACACATGGTTGTATAATGCAAATACAACAACAGTTGTTGGAACAACTGGAATTTTACCATCAGGAACTGGTGGTTCTAAATTCTTGAATAATACTATTTTTGTAAACTTGACAAAATCAATAACATCTTTATCAAATTCTGTAAGCGGTTACAATCATGTTTCTGGAATTGTATCTACAGTTGCTAATGCGAATACTGTAATCGTTCAAGGTAATCCAGGATACGCAAACCAAAATACAATCTTTATTACATCAGGAACTGGATACGGTCAGAGCGCTAACGTTCTTTCTGTTATTGCTCAGACTGGAAACACAGTGTTGAATTTAGATGCTAACTTGAGTCCAACTCTTGACGGTACATCAACATATTCAACAGGATATCCATTACCATTTACTGATGAGAATGGTGTTCTTTGCGGAATTTATCAATTACCAGAAAATCCTGGAGTTTCATTCTTATCAGGAACTAGAGTATTCACAATCACTGATACTACGACTGTTAATGATCCTAACGCGACAATGTTGGCTCAAGCCAGCTATACCTCTTTTGGATATAATCAAACAATTAGCGTTAATGGAACTCCAACAAGTCCAGGTGGTGGTTCTCCATCAAGAATCAATACATTAGTTGTTGATACTTCATCTGCTCCTCTTGCGAATGGTCTTTACAACTATTCAAATGCACCAGCATCAAGTCCAACTATCGCGCCAATTGCTCAAATATTTACAACTCCTCCTCCTAAAAGTACAACACAAAATTATGGTATTTTTGCAACATCTGTTGACTTGTGGTTCAGCGCAAAACCTGTTGGATTGTCAAACCAATTCCCAGTAACATTACAAATTTGCACAGTTTCTAATGGTATACCAACATCAAATATAATTGCAACTTCTGTTGTTCAAAGTCAAAATGTTGCTATTTCTACTGTTCCTGATTCAAATACATCAAATGCGAATAATATAACTGTAACTAAGTTCTCTTTCCCAGATCCTGTATATTTGAATCCATCAACACAATATGCTATTGTTGTGTCAACTCCATCTCCAGACTATGAACTTTACGTTTCTCAAATTGGTGGAACTGATTTAACAAGCGGAAATAATGCTGCTAGAGTTTCATCAACAGGGTTTGTTGGTGGATTCTTTAACAGTCAAAACTCGTCAGCGTTTAATCCTGTACCTAATCAGAATTTAATGTTTGTGTTGAATAAAGCACAATTTAGTCAAGCTCCTGTTACATTAGATTACACTATTCAGCCAACAACTACTCCTGTGCTTGTTGACTCTATTACAACACAATCTATTGATTTCACTCTACCGTCAACATACATTACATATGCCATTGAATCTACATTATTCAATAGCACATCTAATACATTCTACTTGGATCCAACATATACTGAAGTTACTCCAGGAATTCCATTCAACTTCGCTAAGTCATATTATCTAAATGCTGGAACTGGCAAGAGAAGATACATTCTTCCTGGAAACAACGCATCTCTACAAATGCAAGTTGACATTCAGTCATATGATCCAGATATTTCTCCAATGTATAATGAGGAATCATTGAGTGCTGTTGTCACAACTAATATTGTCGACAATGCCTCAATTTATCCAAATATCATCTCAATTAGCAACGATTCAGGTGGGCACAGCAATAATGCAAATATAAGCGTCACATTTAGTGCGCCAAATCTAACCTCAGGTGTCCAAGCTACTGGATACGTTGCTAACTCTAACATTCTTGCTGTTGCTCCAAACGGAAGCAAAAATGTAATTACTGGAATCACCATGACTAATTATGGTTCTGGATATATTACAACTCCAACAGCAACAATCACTGATACAACTCCAGGAAGCTGTAACTCAATTACTGTAAGTATTGCTGGTGAAGATCAATCATCTGGTGGTAATGCTCTTTCAAGATATATCACCAAACAAATTGTTCTAGCCGATGGATTTGACGCTGGCGATCTTCGCGTTTGGGTAACTGGTATTGTTCCAAATGGTGCAAACGTTGTTGCATATTATAAAGTTCTATCTTCATCTGATACAACTCCATTTAGCAACACAAAATGGCAATTAATGTCTGCTGTAAACCAACCTGTTTCTCCAGACTTATCAACACCAGTTCAAATTATGTACGCTCCAAGTCCTCTTGTAAACGGACAACCAAGCGGTAAATTGTCATACACACAAAACGGTGTATTGTATCCTCTTGGTGGAACATTTAAATATTTCGCTATTAAGTTGGTTCTATTGGCTTCTGATCCAACTACTGTTCCTGTGTTGTCTGGATTGAAGGTGGCTGCATACCCAGCTGGATAATTATGAACAGTAATTATGTGAAAGTAAAAGATCATGAGTATTTGGTAAAAGACACCAAAACAGGGGCTATTTTGAACACAGATCTTAATATTGTAAGACAGCATGAATTGAGAATGAAACAAATTGAAAAAGAGAAGGCTCGTGACGAAGAAATAAATAAGATAAAATCAGACGTGTCTGAAATTAAACAATTACTGCAGGCATTAGTAAATAAAAGAGATTGAGGATTAAATGGCTAACGCAAATATAACCTATATTCAACAAGCGAATACGTTCGATGAATGGCGTATTGCAACCAACAATCTCGCTAACGGTGCAAACCAATTAAGAAATTCTTTGTATTACAAAGACGCAGGTGGTATGACTTTTGGTCCAGGTGCTGGTCCTCTTTATCTCGCTTGCACCAGTGGTACAATTCTTATTGTCGGTGCTGATGCTTCTGTAGCCAACGCTTTAACAGCTGGTTATATTCATGACACTGGCGATATTCTTGTTGACGGTTTAAATGCAATTTACGACAACGCCAATGTGTTGGTTCAAGTTGCTAACACCGCCCAAACAAAAAATCTTATTTCTAATGTACAAATTTGGGGTCAAAATGTAAACGCTAACGGTTATGTTGTGTTTACTGGCGCCAATACTGTCGGAACAACTCTAAGCACTCTTCTTGGCGCCAATGTAATTTTTAATATTGCTGGCAATATCACTGCAGCCAATACTGGTACAATGAATATTGCCAACACAGTATATTTTACAAAACCAACAGGAAACGGCATCAACGTAGCATCAAATACCTACACTGGTAATTTGATGGTTGGTATCTCAAGTGGTATTGCTGCAAACGCTAACGTGTTTGGTTCTATTAATGCGATGTCAACATTAGAAGTTAGCGCAAATGCTAATCTATATTCAGGATTAACAGTTTCTCAAAACGCAACTATTGCTAAAACTCTTAACGTATTCCAAACAGCTAACGTTACTGGCACACTAGATGTCGTAGCGAATACTAATGTTCATTCTAACTTGGTTGTAAGTTGGAACACAACAACAACTAATGCTAACGTAACAATGTTAGCCAATATTGCAACAGGTAATATTGTAACTGCTAACATTGCAACGCTAAACGTAAATGCTGTTGGCGCAATTGCTAATATCGCAAATACCACAATCGCAAACAGTGTAACAACTAATGCTCAAATTTCAACAGCTAATGTATACACTCAAGCGAACATATTCTCTGAGAATGTAATTACTTCAAATATTGCTACATTAAATGTTAATGCCACTGGCGCTAAAGCGAACATTGCAAACGTTGGTATTGCGAACAGCTATACAACTAATGCACAGATATCTTTTGCTAATGTCTATAGTCAATTAAATGTTTATTCTGGTAATTTGATTACTTCTAATATTGCAACACTGAATGTTAATGCTGTTGGCTCAATTGCCAATATTGCTAATGTCACTATCGCAAACAGCTACACTACAAATGCTCAGATTTCTGTGGCAAACGTTTACAATCAATTAAACGTGTTCTCAGAAAATGTAATTACATCTAATATTGCAACTCTAAATGTGAATGCTGTTGGCGCAATTGCTAACATTGCTTCTGCAACAGTCGCAACGTTGAATGTGACCAACGAAACTGTTGGAACACTAAATGTAACTAATGAAACTGTTGTGACTTTAAATGTTACCAATGAAACAGTCGGAACATTAAATGTAACTAATGAAACAGTTGGAACACTAAACGTAACTAATGAAACTGTCGCAACATTAAACGTAACTAATGAAACTGTCGCAACATTAAATGTAACTAACGAGACTGTTTCAGGCATATTAAATGTTGCTACCGCTAACATCTCGACTGCAAATATCAGTCAAGCTAATGCAGTCACATTAAATGTCGCAACTGGTAATGTCAATACGTTAAACGTTGTACAGTCTAATGCGGTCACTCTAAATGTCGCGACTGGTAATGTTAATATTTTAAATGTCGTTAGTGAGACTGTTGGAACATTAAACGTAACTAACGAAACTGTTGGAACATTAAACGTAACTAACGAAACTGTTGGAACACTAAACGTAATCAATGAGACTGTTGTGACTTTAAATGTCACCAACGAAACAGTCGGAACATTGAATGTAACTAATGGAACAGTTGGAACATTGAATGTGACTTCAGCAGGAATCGCAAACAGCTATACCACAAATGCTCAGATTTCTGTTGCCAATGTATACACACAATTAAATGTATACTCAGAAAATGTAATCACATCTAATATTGCAACTCTGAATGTTAATGCGACTGGCGCTAAAGCTAACATTGCTTCTGCGACAATTGCAACATTGAATGTCACTAGCGAAACTGTTGGAACATTAAACGTGACCAGCGAAACTGTTGGAACATTGAATGTTTCTTCAGCAGGAATTGCTAATAGCAACACTACAAATGCTAATGCAGTAGCTTTCTCTGCAACCACAGCAAACCTTTCAACTGCTAATATTGGCACTTTATATTTCCCAAGTGCATCTCCTGGTGGTCCATTCCAAGTATTAAACGGAAATGCAGTATTTTATAACTTGACTGTTGCTAATAATACCACATTCTCTGGTCCATTAATTTATGCAACCAACGTGTTGCAAATTAGAAATGGTGCAGTAAACGATTTAAATGGATATTTTTCAGTTTACAGAGGATCAACACTTGGTGTTAATGCTTCTGTATTTTTTGCATGCACTGCTAATGTTTGGCAAATTACATCAAACGATGCAAACCCATCATTAACCTACACCTTAATTACAACACAAAACCTTTCAAGCTCAACAACAACTGTTGACGCTTATAACGTTGCAACATTAAGTGCTGTCAATTACGTTGGTGCGAATGCTTTAGCTGCATATGCTCAAGCAAATACTGCTTACACAACAGCTACAAATGCTTATGGACAAGCCAATACAGCTTACACCACAGGAATAAATGCATATGCTGCAGCAAACACAGCTGCAAATACAGTAAGAGTTTCACAAAATAGCTTATCAACAATTAATGCTGCCGCTGGTATTAACTTTGTAAATAGCACATATGTTCTTGCAACAGTTTCTCCAGGAATTAATGGCAACGCGAACGTTTCGTTTGCGATTACTAATGCCGCTCAAGGTCCAACAGGAACACAAGGTTCAACTGGTCCAACAGGACCAACTGGTCCGACTGGTCCAACAGGGTCAACTGGACCAACTGGTTCTCAAGGCTATACTGGACCAACTGGGCCAACAGGTTCTCAAGGTTATACTGGACCAACTGGTCCAACAGGTTCTACTGGATCACAAGGCGCTCAAGGTATAACAGGTTCAACAGGATCTCAAGGTACTACTGGTTCAACTGGTATACAAGGCGCTCAAGGTATAACAGGTTCAACAGGATCTCAAGGTACTACTGGTTCAACTGGTATACAAGGCGCTCAAGGTATAACAGGT